TCACGTATGGAGCAGCCATATCAAAAGCTTTAAATTATCTTATTTCCATAACCTAAATAACAAATAAAGAAGCAAATAACCAACGGCGCCAAAAAACAGAACAGAATACAAAGTAAAAGAATATCCGAACAACGTGATCTGAATAGACAAAACAGAATCACAAATAAAAATTATTTGTTTAAAGGCATTCATTTATTACCTCCCAAGAATACGACAAACAAAAATAACAAATATACTTCCAGCAATTAAAGCATTGACCCAGCCAGGAAGAAAAGAAAAGATAATTGCAATAAATTCCGGGAGCTGCTGCATAGAAGCAATCAAACCTTTTACAATGGAGAAAAAATTATTACCGGAAGAAAGAACAGCATCAGCATAAGACTTATTTTCATCAGTCTTATCTATCTGGTTTCCAGTTCCCGTAGATTCATCAACCTCAATATCACTAACAGTACCTTTAATGCAATTAACAATAACAGGCTCACCCATATATAAAACGCCACCTTTTTTATAACAAGGAGTTAACCACATTTCACCATTCCACGTCCTACCAGCGTTCGTATACTTATCGATCAAAGAATCAATATATACACGAATAGATCCCTTACCAATCGTAACAGTATCGTAAGTCTCATAAGATTCATTTAAAGAAGAATCATATACTGGATAAGAACAAACAACTAAAGTATCAGAATCAGGAACAATAGACATATCACTATTTGCCGTTGTACCTGTCCAAGTAATTGTTCCATATGCCAACATAGGTTTATTCCATACGACACCAGTTAACTTAAAATCTGACAAATGAACAGTACCATCATCACCAGTATCAAAAGAAGATGTAGCTTTTCCATTAACATCAAAATCAATAACAATACTATTACCTTTATTCCAAGGATTGTTTACACCAGTCTTAATATAGGGAGTAAAAAATAACTGCTTAATGCTTGATCCGTTCAAAGTTTTAAAACTATCAAAAGTTTTATCCCACACAAGATTTTTACGATCCAAGGAAACAAAATCAATATCCTTAGATTGCCCATTATAATATATGGCTTTAACCCCTAAAGATAAGTACTGGGATCCACCGAGATCGAAAGCAGAGCAATTAACAGCATTAGACCAAACATCTACAAATTCAGCGTGAAACGATGTATCATAACGAAATCCAATAAGTGAAATATTATTTCCTATAACTTCCCCATCAGTAGGCACGGAATTTTGAACAATACTTTCAATATTACCTTTTAAATCAAAGTAAACATAAACATCAGAACCATGATAAAAATCACCCCAAACACCTAACCCAGCTTGCCTATAACATGGTGTGATCCGGATGTACCGCAGAAACCAATTCTCATCATCAGACTTCAGACCTGATACATCAATCGTCAACGTTTTATCTGCAGTAGCAAATTCATCCGGGTACGCATCCGCTTGCTTTATCGTGTCCTGCGCTTCCTTATCCGCAAAGTAATAATTTACCCTTACATACTCTTCAACTTCCTGATTCTGCAGGTAGCTCCGCTCCGTTGTGCCAGTCCAGGTAGCAGTCATCTTATTGTTTGCAGTAAACCCGGTAAAAACATAAGCCGTATCTTCAAAGTCAGGATTGTCAATATCAGGCTTGTTAGTATTATCAATTTTGCCAGCAGCAACATCTGAAAAATACTGATAAAGTTCATCATCAGTAGAATATCTAAATATCGTGTGGCTAAATTTTGAATCATCAACATGCGAATAATCAAATTGAGATTGACCATCAACACCGTATGAATGCTTAAAAATAGTACTACCAGCATAAAAACCATAAGTCGAATTATAATTAGCAACAGAAGCACAGACTTTGCCATCATTAGAGCCACCGCTAACATAATAATAACTAGTAAAAGGTTGTTTACTTAACAAAATAAAACTAACAGGACCATTTGAAACATTAAAATTAGAATAATCATTTTTCTGATAACAACCAACAAACACATCATCAGGAACATACATAGTAATATTTTCAGATATATTATAAGGATAATCAGGATACTTCGAAGATGATTCACCATCATTTAAACAAAATGAATTATATGCAGACATATTAACTGCATTATAGTTATCAGGAATAGAATCAACAAAACCAGCATGTACATGAAGAGAACCAAACGTAATCAACATGATCAGGATAGACATAAATAATACGAAAAGATATTCTAAAAAGTTACGAATCTTTTCTAAAGTTTCTTTTTTCATAAAAAACCTCACTTTCTTTTGAGTAAAAAAAATACCAGGTAGATTTTCTCTACCTGGTAAAGGTTCCAAGCTTGTCTTACTTCGCAGCACCCTTGGCGGATCTGAAGATTCTGAAACCTACAAATACCAGGGATGCAATCAGAAATACGTTAAGCGGGAAAATGGTGAACAGACCACATACGGACTTAACCAGGTTAATCAGTTCAGTTACAAGGGAAACATCAATTACCGCTTCCGCAGCAGCTACCATAGGAGTTAACATAAGCCATACCGTCCTTTCCGCATTATCTGTTAGATTGCGACTCTCACAAATATGCAATTTTTTTATATAATCAGCTAATTAATTCTTAGGAGAATGGGGAGACCGGGTCTCCCCTGCACATACAGTGCATGTATAATGAACAATTAATGCCATTACCTTATTTGAATGGTGGATAATCTCCATCATCTGATTTGACCTTGGAAGCAGGTGCAGCCTTAACAACCTTAACACCGGTTAAAACTGCTTTACCCTGGAATCCCTTGGAGTAAAGAAGCTCTACTTCGTCGCCTACATGAATACCAAAATCCTCACGGGCAAATTCCATACCGGTCTGCTTGCCGTAGATCTCAACAGCGCTTTCTGTATCATATTCAGAAAATGCCTGCTCATAAAAGATGTTCCAGTAGAACACATCTGTTGTGTCTTTCTTTAATGTTTTCTTGATACCAACAATTTTTACAATTTCACTCATTTTTTTCTTCCTTTCTTTATCTGCTTTTTTTACTGTTGGTATACACTTGTATGTAAATTCTCCTGCAGCTGATCGGTACGACCCTCTGTCTAAATAAATTTTACATACAACACTTGAGAATTGCAAGTAATATTTAGACAGATATTCATTTTTGTTAATTGTGCACAAAAGAAGAGTGCTTTTAGAAACCGGATCAGGCGCTAAAAGTACTCTTTTATTGTGCAGATTTACAACAGCTTTTGCATAATCTGTTTTTCTGTCAAATTTTTGGTACAGATTTTGGTACCATTCCTACCCCCTCATAAGACTATCTAAGTAATCAAAATACGATTACTAAGATAGTCTATATGTCCCCCGCCCATCTCCCCGGGGGACAAAAGAAAAAAGGGCATCAAAAGAAAAGGCAAGTTTTCATGCCTTTCATCAGGTGCCTGGTTAACCTACAAGATCGGAAGCGGACAGACCGTTAAACTGTCTCCTGGGGTAGTGATTCATCCAATCCTGGATAGCTTGTATCTCTGCTTTTGAATACAAACCAATATCATCACCTTTTGGAATCCACCGTCTGATAAAACGGTTACTGTTTTCATTCGTTCCACGTTCCCCAGAGCAGTACGGATGGCAGAAGTAGACTGTTGTACGGTTCTTCTTAGTTCTGCAGCTTCTTTCGATAGACTGCCAATCTGCGAATTCCATTCCATTGTCGCAGGTAATTGTCTTAAACTTTCCCCTGAATGCCGGAGAACCTATTTTTCTTTCGTACTGATCCAGTGCCCTGATCACAGATTTTACAGTTCTGTCCTTGATCTTAAAAATCAGTTCATCACGTGATTTTCTTTCAGATAACACCAACAGACACGTAAGATCATCCCTGGAACTGTAAACTGTATCCATTTCCCAATGACCATATTCTTTACGCTCCAGGATCTCCTTGGGTCTCTCTTCGATAGATTTTCCACGTTCAAATTCTTTTCTTTTCGTCTTATACCTTTTATCCTTTTTCGGTCGGGCATAAGGCAGACTATTCACCGTTACACCCTTGATTCGGTGAGCATAGACATAATTGTATATGCTCTTCACGCATAACTTATGATCCGGGAGCGCATATAGTGCAGCTTCCGGGCTGTACTTCTGATCCAGGATCAAAGCAGCCACTTCCGCAAGAAATGGATCATCAGCAGACAGTTTTCTTTTCCGACCTCTACGGCTCATATTTTCCTTATGGATCCGCTGCCCCACATCATAGCCATAGCGTTTTTCATCCTGCCACAGCTTACCCCTTGCAATAAAAGTACCTCTTTTAATTTCATTGTAGACAGTAGCTCTGCAGCATCCGATCATCTGCGCAATCTTTGCTACCGGTGTCTTTTCCTGGTGTAACTTTTCAATCAGGTATCTGTCTTTCTCCGTTAGGTATTTCATGACTGAACCCCCTTTCATACTTCGAGGGTATCAGGATCACAGATATATTTATCAAGGTTAAAATAAACAGCTGCGCTGACCTTGACAAATATATCCGATCCTGATAGTCCAGTCAGCCGGGATACGAAAGGAAACTTTTCAAAGGTCACTACGTTCCCAATGAAAAGAATTAAACACCCCAAACCCCTCAAGGGGCTTTTT